GTTGGCAATCCCAACCAGCAGGAAAATCAGCACCTTCCGGCAGATGCCTTTAAAGCCGACCTCGCTGGACAGCTTTCTGTCCGCTACGGCACACATCACACCCGTGAGGTAGTCCACGACTACGAACATCACCAGCGCAATCAGCAGCCCGTCACAGCCGCCGAGAAAGTATCCCAGCCACCCACCAACGGCTGCAAAAATGAGTTGAATTGTGTTCCAAAATTCTTTCATAATAAAGCCCTCCTGATGAATTTTTGTAAAAAAGCGGCTGCCCGTAAGCAACCGCTATTTCCCATGAATTATTCCGTTTTATCTTTCGCTTTCAGTTCCGTAATTTCATCGTTCAACTTTTCCTCTCGCGCCCCGTAATACGCTTCTATCGCCTTCAAATACTCCTGCTCCTCCGAGACAGCTTCAGCCACCACAGCGGAGCGGACATCCGAAAGCATCCCGCTAAGAATCCCCTCCACCATATAATTGGGGATGGGATATTCCTTCTGAAGCTTTACGATGTATCCGTTCAAATCCGAGCGGAACCGCTGGTACGCAACCGCATAGTTAATTGTCGGCTTCTCCATTGTTTTTTACCTCCAAGTTTAAGAATTTCAATACCCTGTTCAGCTTTTCGTCGATTTGTTTTAGATACTCGTAACCGAGCGTCCTTTCGCGTTTTGTTTCGTCTGAAATTGTCTGTACTTCACCTTCCGTTCCGACATTTTCAGCGAGTTCTTGAATGGGATGTATCAGTTCTTCCATGAATAACACCTGCCTTTGTGTTTAATCACTATGTCTGAGATATGTGAGGATTCCATTCTGGAATACCATCTGCCCTCTGCTGTACCAGGCGTCTATCCCGCCGCCGCTCACCTCTTTAACCTGCACAAAATTCATTGTTGCAGTAACGCCATATGTTGCGCCGCCGCTGCCATCATCCCATGACATATTGTGCAGTTTCCAGCCGGAGCAATCCATATTGCACCCGAGATATAAACCTTCATTAGCATATCCCATTGCACCCGCCCGCGCATAAGTCAGAGCGCTGTCAAATGTTGTGCTTGTTGAAGTTTTCCTTCTGGCTAACGCGATGTACTTGCCATCGGTGTCGAGGTCGATTACAAGCCCCTTTTGTGACGCGTTATAGGTGTATTGGTTCGTGCCGACTTTTCCTACATAATAGTTATCCCTGTAGAAGTGCAGCCCTTCATGATTGAATACCGTCCGTTTGCTGGAATCATTGATTGCCCCGTTATACAAACCAATCTCATTTTCTGTGATTTTGACATAACTGCTGTTGTTATTGAAACCCAGAAGAAAGCTGTTGTAGTTCTGCTGCATATACGTCCCAAATTCGCCCTTTTTCACCATGGAGGAGATACTGCTTTCCGCGACCGTGATACGGGAAATAGCGTTATCTGCCGCAGTTTTTGCCGCCGTGATATCGGAATCTTTTACGCGCTCCCACGAATAGGAAGCCGAAGTGCTGATGCCTCCCGAGTATTCATATTTCCACAGCTTTCTGGTATTGTCCGAATACGGGCTGTGTTCCGATTCCGGATAGTTTGTACCGCTCAACACCTCCGCTGCGCCCGCGTCTGTCGGCAGGGAAGCAGCCGTGTCGTTTACTTCCTGATTCGTGGATGAAACCGAAACCGAGGTTATCGCAAAACCATAAAAATCATGCACAGAGCCGTCCGTCCGCCAATAAACCCAGAAGGATGCCGCCGGGACATAAACGGTTGTACTCCCTATGGTGCCGCCCAGCTTGGGCAAAGCATAAATCTTCCCATCCAATTCATAGAAAATTTGCACCCAGTCATAGCTGGCGCTTTCCGTCTTGCTGTTCGCGGAAAACGTGATTTGCAAACACGGACGGCGCTCTGTAAAGCGATAAGCATACCCATTTGTTGTGTTGAAAAAGAAGTCACCTTTGTGTGCTTCCCGCAGGGAATTGTAATTCCATGAACTCGCCGGAGCGTTAGAAAGGGACGGCGTATAAGAACCGTAATAATTCCCGTTTTTCTCTAAAAGAGACTGATTTACGGTTTCGACACTCGCCTCAATTTTTCTGTCCGTAACGGATAATTTTGAGTTGATTTCGCTGATGGTGTAATAATTTTTCAGTTTCTGATTTGTGTCAGAAATGGCATTGCTCTCCGCTGCGGAAATCTTACTTTCTACCTGTGAAGTATAGGAAACATCCAGCTTTTCCGCTGAAATTGAGCCGGAAACAATGCGATCGCCGTAAATCTGCCCGTCCAGCGTCATGCCCACATTGTAGGGACCAGCGTAGCCGTTCGAGCTGCCACCGATGCCGTTCATGTTGACTTGAAGAACCTTCGTTGCAGTGCTCTTATCCGGCGTGTTCATATACAAATCCCGAAGCCAGCGACCCTCGCTGTCGTACTCGGTCAGCTTGTAGCCGCCGGTGCTTATGCCCATCTGCGCGGAAAGATTGTCGATGGCACTCTGGATGCGGGAATTGTCTATTTTCCGCTGGGTTTCGCTGTTTTCCACGATGGTTTTGTAAGTGGATGATACCTGTTCGCTGTAGCTCTGCACCCTGTTTTCTCCGAGCGTCAGCGTAGCTTCTCCCGGCCTTTGGAGCGGGATCGTCTGCTGCATCAGCGGAAACACTCTGTCCATGCCGTAGGGCGACGCAACACACCGCACCCGGTCGCCGCAGTGAATTGACGGATATTCCACGCCAAGGATGGACAAATCCAGCGCGGTCAGCTCCAGTGTCAACGATTCAAACTGCGCGTCGGAGAGCCATTCGCTGCCTTTTCTCATCAGGTTTTCCGGCACAGTTACATCAGGGAAATGCTGTACGGAGCATACCCAACCGAAACGCTCATAAGCTTCCGTTGAAACAAGATAATCATCCCCGCCATTGATGGACTTTATATTGGTGTACTCCTTCAAAACCGCTTCGGAATCCTCGGTTTCAATTTCCCTTCCGAGCGGAATGACCACCGTAGATATTTCGTCTGCCGAAAGGCTCTGGCTGTAGTCTAACAGGTTTAGTCCAAACGCAATCGGCTGCGAAACATACTCTCCGATTTCATCGATATTCAACCAGTCCAGATACAACAGACCATTCTCATGGCGGCATTTAAGATAACCGCCAAGCCGTCCGATCAACTTATCCATAATCGCGTCGTAAGTGGTTTCAAAATCAGTGTACCGGTATAAGGAATCGTTTGGGTCTGTAACGGTAACGCTTCCTAAAGTGAATTTCTTACGATCTTCTACTTTACTGTTATGTTCCGCCAGAAACGCAGAAAGCATTTGGCGCGGCGTCTTGTTGTGAAACTCTGCCTGCGGCTGCACTGTATCGGCAAGAAAACTGAGTGCCCCGGCACAAACCACTTTCTTATTTTTCTGGAAATCTACCGTCTGGCTGCGCACTTCTCCATAGAAAATTTCCGTGTTATCCTCGAACACACTGACCATAGACTTCCGGTTTTCAAAAGCGCCATAGAGCGGATTAGCCGGAGGACAAGTAAAAGTCAGGCTTCCGGCTTTTCCAACTTCCAGAGATAAAATGGGATCAATTAAGACGGCGTCCGCATCACCCGGATAGTACAGACAATCATTATCCAGTTGAATCGTATACATCACAGCCACCCCCATCTCGTATAAACATCAATCTGCGCGCTGCCGGAAAGATAAATCTCCACATTTGTTTTAGAAACCTGGATCTCTGGAATCCTGTTTTTTCCTTCGGATAATGTATAGATTTTTCCATTGACTTCCGCTGTAAATAATTCCGTTATTTCTGATACCCAAAACACTGGCACGTATGGCATAGCGCCACCCGGAGAAAGCGTGCACATGGTGGGGGTATCGATCATAGCGCCAGCCATCTGCCAGCCCAGCCCATCTGCCGCGCAGTTGACTGCCCATGGAACGCTTGTTATGTCTGTCACCTCATATTTGAACGGTTCCAGTTGGTAATCCAAGGTGAGAAAAGAATTGTTTTTATCCGACTTCCACTGGTTGACGCTGATCCGCCCGACATAGAAATAAGCGGGATCATCGTCCAGCGTAACGGTCAGCCGCTTTCCGTGAAGATACGACATGATTTCCGCATACACATCCACCCAGTTACGCCCGTTCTTCACATAAAATTCAAAACTTCCCGTCCTGTCCGCATAAGTAATGTTCCCGCATACAGCCTCGGAAATATCCAGTGAACCGTTCGCTCCCGGCACTTCTAAAAAGGAATAATTCGGCTGCGGTGGGTTTACCACTGGACGAGAAACAGGAACAAGTCCGAAATCGCGAAAAGTATGTTTTTCTCCAATCGTCATCGAATGGTACATTCTCACCACCCCCGTTTCTTTCTCGCCGCCAGCACGCCAAGCTGCGCGTCCATCGCTGGAGCCATCGCGCCGACCATTTCCCCGGAATCCAGCAGGACAGACATATTGGCAAGCTGCGGCAGATATTCATTCAAAATTGCAATAACGCTGTTCATTACGGAAGCAAGTTCGTTATTGGGGGACGCCGCCATATCCCGCAGGGCGTCCAGCCCCATAATAACTTCCGGTCCCGCTTCACCACCACCGAGAAGGTGGTTCCTGTCGCTGCCGAAAATCGTCGCGCCATTTAAGAGCATGGGCTTATTCATCGCCTTTTTATACCAGTCGATTGAAAGGCGCGGCACGTTTGGCGGGTCTAATGAAAGCTTGCCGGAAATACTGAAATGCGGGAGTTTAATATGCGGCAGGGAAATCTTCATATTGGCAAAGAAGCCGGTTATCTTATCCACGATTCCCTTAATGGTATTCTTCGCCGCTTCGATTGGTGTAACGATAGCATTCTTAATGCCGTTCCAAACCGTAGTCGCGGTGCTCTTGATGCCGTTGAATACGTTCGTCACTGTGCTTTTCACCGCGTTAAATACTGTGGATACCTTGCTTTTTACCCCGTCCACTGCAGTAGAAATAACTGATTTCACACCGTTCCAAACGGTAGATGCCACGGATTTTACTGCGTTAAATACAGTCGTAACTGTAGATTTTATGGCATCTAAAACGGAGGAAATCTTCTCTTTAATTGCCGTCCAAATGGTGATAATTGTGTTCTTAACCGCTTCCATTACGGAAGAAATTACACTGGAAACCGCTTGAACCGCCGAGGACACAACAGACTTGATTGCGTCCCAAGCGCTCTTAACCGTGTCCTTGCAGTTCTCCCAAATCAGGCGGAACGGCAAAGTAATGATGTCGAAAGCCGCTTTCAAAACCGAGCCGATCAGCATAACGCCTGTTTGTACAACGTTTTTGATTGTCTCCCAAACGCTGGAGAGAAACGACGAAATGCCGTTCCAGATGCCCTCGAAGAAAGATTTTGCGCTCGTCCAGACCTCATTCCAACTTGTGCCGAACCAGCCGAGAAATGCGTCCACGATACCGCGGATGATATCGAGCGCCGCCGACAGCACGCCTTTTATGCCATCCCAGACGCCGGAAAAGATTGTTTTAATCCCGTCCCACATCTGCGACCAATTCCCAGTGAACAGCCCAATAAATACGTCCAAAATGCCGGTGAGCACACCCAAATCAGTTGATAGGACAGCGGAAACCGCTTGGAAAGCCCCCTCAAAAACCGGAGCCAGCAGGGAACAGAAGCTCTCCCAAACAGCAGAAATGACCTCGGTAATGTTCGTGAAGCTGAAGCCCAGCTCATTTAGGCGGTCAACGATGCCCTGACAGAAACCGCTGACTGTTTCCTTGATGGTGTTCCACGTACTGATGATGGCTTCCCGGAAACCATCGTTGGTGTTCCACAAATGCAGAAAAGCCGCCGAAAGTGCCGCGATAACCGCCACAACGGCGACAACAGGAGCGGAAATTCCGCCCAAAGCCGCGCCCAGCTTGCCGAACAGTCCCGTGCTGCCCTGCACCGCAATTTTGAGTTTATTGAAGCCGTTTGCAAGCTGTACAAAGCCTTTCATAGCGATTCCGATTTTGGATATCGCCGTCCCCAAGATTACAAGGAAGGGTCCCAGTGCCGCCACTAATAGACCAATCTTGAGCACCATCTGCCGTGTACCTTCGTCCATGCCGTTCAGCTTGTCCACAAATCCCTGTATTTTTGAGACAATATTCCGGATGGCGGGCATCAGCATCTCGCCGAAGGAAATGGCAAGCTCCTGGAGCTGGCTTTGTAAGATCGTGAGCTGCCCCATCAGGTTATCCTGCATGGTCGCCGCCATCTTCTCCGCCGTGCCGTCGCAGTTGTTGATGGCGCTGTTCAGCTTCTCAATGTCCCCGGGCGCGGCATTCATCACCGCAAGTAACCCGCTCATGGCGTTGCGTTCATTAAAGCGAGGAACCCGCTCATGGCGTTTTTGCCCACAAGCGTCTCTGCGGCACTCGCTTTTTCGGACTCGGTCAACCCACTGAAAGCGACGCGACAGTCTGCGAGAATATCCGATAAGCTGCGCATGGAGCCGTCCGCGTTCGTTGTTGCAATTTCTACATTTCCGATAGACTGACCGCAGATTTTCACCTCTCCGGTAAGGTTGTTCATAACGGTGCGAAGGGAAGTACCTGCCTGCGAGGATTTAATGCCCGCATTCGCCATCAAACCGATAGCTTCCGCTGTATCTTCCGCCGAAAAACCGAGCGCACCCGCGATAGGTGCGCAGTATTTGAACGTCTCGCCCATCATGGACACATTCGTGTTGGCGTTAGAGCTTGCCGCTGCCAAAATATCCGCAAAATGCCCCGAATCCGAAGCGGTCAGCCCGAAGGCGGTCAGCGCGTCGGTCACGATATCCGACGTGGTGGCAAGGTCCTCACCACTTGCCGCCGCAAGGTTCATAATGCCGTCAATACCGGAGATCATGTCCCCGGACTTCCAGCCCGCCATTGCCATGTAATTCATGGCGTCTGCCGCCTCGGACGCAGAGAATTTCGTCTTTTCGCCCATCTCACGCGCCTTGTCACGGAGGGCTTGAAGGTCGTCTCCGGTTGCGCCAGAAACTGCCGACACCTGGCTCATGGCGGAGTCAAAATCGGCAGCCGTTTTAACCGCCGCAATGCCAAGCCCGCCCACTGCCGTAGAGACGGGCATCAGCGTCTTGCCCGCGCCTGTGATGGAATTGCCCAGCTTCTCCATTTTGCCGCCAGCTTCGTCAATCTTGGCAAGCGCGGTGCTTGTGGTTGCCGCCTGTTCCGCCAGCCGCTGTAATTCCTGCTCGGTTTCGATAATTTCCCGCTGGAGGGCGTCGTATTTATCCTGACCGAGCGTCCCATTTTCCAGCTGCTGTTTTGCCTGTTCCTGTGCCTGTTTGAGCGCGTCCAGCTTTTCCTTGGTGGAGGTAACGGCATCTTGCAGAAGCTTCTGCTTTTGCGCAAGCAGCTCCGTATTGGAAGGGTCGAGTTTGAGCAGCTTGTTGACATCCCGCAGGGCGCTCTGCGTGTGCTTTATAGAGGAGTTTACGCTTTTCAGCGCCTTGTCCAGACCGGTGGTGTCCCCGCCAATCTCAACCGTAATTCCCTTTATCCGGTTCGCCATTCTCCCTCACCTCCACGAATTAGAATTTATCGAAATCTTCCTGTGCCGCGACACGTTTATATTTCACGCCATCGTTTGCCTTTTCCGTCCACATATCGATTACAAGACCGACGGTTAACAAATCCAAATCAGCGATAGATACGCC